TTTCAAGCTGGGCCAGGAGCTCGGCGTCAGGCCATTCGGGGGTGATGCGCTTTGTCATCCCGCCGCCGTCCTTGGTGAACCACACCTCGACGCCTTCGAGCGGGGCCTCGGACAGGACTGCGAAACGGATGTTGCCGCCATCTTCGATGGCGCTGGGGTTGAGGTAGCTGCCGCCGGTGGACTCCTTCGGAGCGAGGGTGGCGCTGAAGTCAGAAGAGAAAAAAGGCATTGGGGCTCTCGGAGCCGTGGGGTCGCGTATAGCTTACCTAACCTGGGTAGGTTGGTCAACCTCAGCAGGGGTCTCCGTCCATTCCCATGCTTTGCGGATCAGACGCTCCATCGCTTCGGAGCGGGCCATGCCTTGGACAGAGGCGATTTTGGTCAAGATGTCCCAGGCTTTGTCAGTCATGGAGAGGCTTCTGCAGCGCTTGGGCTCGCCCCAGTGAGTGCGGCTCTGGGCGTCGCCGAGGGGACGGTTGGAGGCGGGCATGAATGAACTGTGTGGGACTAGGTAGGTAACGTATCGGCTGTTGTGGCGTTGGCAAGGCTGTCCTGAACCACGTCCCATAGCTCGGTGTCGGTGGCGTCGGCGAGCGCTGCGAGCCGGGGCAGGTGCATCAAGAGGCGATCGGCGGGGACCGTCTTGCCCATCAGCAGGGGCTCAATGCTGGGGCAGGCAGTGCGGAGGGTGGGGATCTCGCCAAGCCAGTCCATGCCTTTGGCGGCGAGGCGCAGGCGTAGCCAGCGGCCTAGGGCTTGGGAGGCGACCTCCTCGTCGGCGGTGGCCAGGGTGCGGCCGGTGTCGACAGTCAGGGGCCTAAGGCCCGAGAAGGCCATGAAGAGGCCCTGCGGGCCTAGCACCACGCCGTCGGCGTCGGTGAATGGCTCACGGCCCTCCCAGAGGGGTCTGAGGGCGTCAGGCAGCTTGGTAGGTACGCCGATGTTGGGGGCGGCTTCGATCTGGGCCGTGGGGTAACCCAGTGAGTTGGCGTGGGCCAGATTTAGGTAGCCCACGGCGAGGAAGACCAGGGGGCCGGGTTGGCGCAACTTCTGGGATGAGAAGCCGCCCATCTGGGAGCTGTGGAAGAGCCGGGCGCCGAGGAGGCCGTCGCACAGCTTGAGGAGCTGGGGCTGGGACCACTGCGACTGCCAAGCGCGCCACCGGGAGGAGAAGGCGCTGGCGCCGGTGTCCATGGTGTCGAGGATGGGGTTGGGGCCGGAGTACCGCTGTGCCATGTCCAAGCTATGTAGGTATCTTCCAACGGTACTCCCCTACTTCGGGGGTGTTGCAAAAAAGTCCCTAACACACTGGAAAAGCGCCTCAACGTCCCATCTTCTCCAAATCCCTTGCTACTAAAGGGGGGTGATGGGGTAGGAGATAAACATGAGACGGGACAGTGCCTCATCTCATAATTGGGGGCGGGTAGTGAGGTGCGGCACCTGTCCGATGTGCCTCAACCGGCGTCCCATCACCACATCCCAGTCATTGCAAGGGATCCCGAGGAGATGGGAGGGATGGGACAGGCAAAACCCCATTTATTAAAGGGGTATTTTGCAAAAAGCCCCTTAAGCCCATAGGGAAGGCTTAAGGGGCGCAGTTGCGTTAGGGGTGGCTGAGGCGGTTACACGTTGTTGATGCCCTCGGCTTTGGAGCCGACCATGGCGTTGGCGGCGTCGCGGATCACCTGGCGGGGGCGGTAGTGGGTGTCATAGCGCCCAGTTATCCGCGACCTCATCTTCCGCGACTCCAATACTGGTCCCGTCATCTGGTCCAGATAGCGGCGCAGGGTGCGGGAGTTGAACCCCAGATCCAGCTCCTTCGCCCACTCCGAGGCGATGCGCCAGTCCTCATGGCGGACGGCGCGGAACCGGTGCGACAGCATGTCCAGCGGACCACCGGCTTCGGGGTTCCCCAGCCTGAACTGCCAGTAGCCCTGATACGCGTTGCGGGTGACGGCGATGCGCTTGTCGCGGTAGCCGGTGCGGCTTTTCTGCATCACCAGATGCCGCGTGGGGCCGATCTCTGGCATCGGTTGGCCGCGGCGCCATCTCGCCATCTCCGGTGGGTAGTACACCCACATCTCTTCGGTGGCGGCCTTCACCTGCTCTGAGCCGCTGAAGCGGGTGGGCTCGTCGCGGGTGGTGTGGTGCAGGATCAAGTGCGCACAGGCCGGCCACGCCACACCGTTGTATTGCACCAGCTGGCGGATGGGCCGGCCGTAGCTCCCGTCGCCGATCTTGGCGTCAGTGCCCATCATCGACGTCAGACAGTCGTAGATCACCAGATCGGGGGCGCAGTCCTGCAGCGTCTTCACGATGTTCACCATTCGGTCAAACGTCACGGCGCTGCAAATCTTCAGGCGGCCGTAGCTGTTTTCGATGCCCTCCAGCGCGAGGTCGCGCACCATGTCCAGGTCGCTGCAGTCGCTGGTGAAGATCAGCACCTTTCCCGGCTTCTCAACGCTGTGGCGGGTGCCGTCGATCTCAATCGGCAGCCCGTGCAGCACCCGGTTGGCCAAGAAACACGCCAGCGTTGTCTTGCCGCTGTGGCTGGCCCCAGCAACCAAATGCACCCGCCGGCCCAGAAAGCCGTCGATCACGTCGGTGGCGATGTTGTCCTGACGCATCGTGTTGCGGATGTCCTCAATCATTCGGGGGCCCTGCCGCTCCACTTGCCCCAGAAACTGCTCCAGCACTTCCTCGCGGATGCGCTCGGCGTCAATGCCGTACTCCTTCCGGGCCCTGCCCAGCAGGTACGACGTCACGATCGAGTCGTTCTCGTGCTTGATGTACTCGTTGATGATCTTGCGGTAGCCCTCGGCGCCGACCTGTAGGTCCACCGGCGGTATCGCCCACTTCGGCGGCTCCCAGCCCGCTTCGCGGGCAAAGAAGAACACGCTGGCAATGCGGCTTTTCTGCTCTTCCGCGACGCGGCTTTGGGCGAGGGACTTCAGCGTTTTGGCGCAGTCAGTGCGGTCGCCCCACTCATTCTTGGCGTCCCAGTCGGAACCTTCGAGCATCTCGGTGGCCAGCTCTAGGCCGAACTCGTTGAGGATGGCGCACATCACCCGCCGCACCTTCTCATACGTGCCAGAGCCTTTGCCTTGGCGGTTGGGGCAGTAGGGCAGCGCCAGCTCCACCAGCTGCTGACGCTCATACGCCGTCAGGCGCTCCCATGGCGTGCCGTCGTCTTCGCCGGAGCGGAGCCGCTCCTGCACCGTCCTTTCTTTTGTGGCATTGGCTTGGCGCAGGATGCCCTCCAGCAGCCATTCCGGGGCCTCGGCGACCGCGACTTCGCTGGGGGCCCTACCCTCCATCCACCGGTAAAACAGCGGTGCCTGGTGGGATGACTCCGGGTGGTCGCCAACGATCACCGCATGGCGACCGGCGCCTGTCGTGTTTTGCCAGATCGCTTCCAACACCACATTGCCGAGGCTGGAGCGCCAGCTTGCGCTGCGGTTGGCGAACTGGGGCCACCACTGAGGCGGCACCGAGAAAAACAGCTTGCCGCGGCCCAACTTGCCGCTCAGGTTGGCCACCGTCACCGGCAGTTCGCTCGGGTAGCGGTTGAAGTGGCTCCGAAAAGCACGGACTGATTGGGAGCCGGTGCCGTCGAAGTCCAGCACCAGCAGGCCGTTGGACTCCTCGCCGGTAATGACGCCGAGGCCGATGGTCTTGCGATGCTTCCACCGCTCATTGGCGTTGGGCGTGGCATTGATGCGAATCACCGAGTCGAGGTTGTGGCCCTGGCCCGGTTGGTTCCAGTTCTCCTCAAAACATCGCTTGGCGTCGCCGTCGCCGCCGGTTAACGCAAAACGCCAGTGCGCTGGTACGCCCTGCAGGAGCGCCGTCTGGTCCTGTCTCAGCATGACTTAACTAGGTTGAACCAGATGAGGCTATTGGCGGAATGTCCCATCGGCGTCGCCGAATTACCTTTTTCGGTAAGTCTTTTGAGTCTTGGCTTCCCTTGGGTTCCCTCCGTAGGTAGGGTGCGTCGGTTGCTGAGGTTTTATGGCTTTCTCCAGCCGGGCCTATTGGCTGGGCTTTGCCCTCGGAATCGCCATTGGCGTGGGGTCGTTTTTCGCAGGATGCTCTTGGGAGCGCTGCGTCAAACCCTCCATGCTGGGCTCCTACCTAACCCCGTTGCATGAGGCGACGTGACCGAACTGCCTAATGCCCTTCGAACCATTCGGCGGTCTGAGGCCGTCGCTGAAGCGGCCCTGCTGCGCCACTTCGACTACCTAGATGCGTTCTTTGTGTCCAGCGTCTTCTACTGGGCCCATATGTACCTGACCTGCACCGACGACAGCTTCCTGCTCTACACCCAAGCCTCTAATGACTCAGATCAGCCCGGCTCCTAGTCCCTCGCGTCTGGCTGATCGGCTGGACCAGCTGGGCACCAGTTTCTGCCTTGACACCGAAACGGCCATGGCGCCCCTGTGCTTTCAGCACCGGCAAGCCCGCCTCATCCAACTCCACAACGACAACGGCTCGTTTTGGTACGACCTCGCCGCCTTCCAGCAAGAGCACTGGGACGTGCTGCAGCAGTTTCTCGAACGGCCCGATCTGGAGATCACCGCTCAGAACGCCGCTTTTGACTACCGCGTCCTCTACGCCAATGGCATCACGCTGCGTGGGACGCTCTACGACACGATGATCGCGTCGACGCTGCTGACGAATGGCATGGCCAACGTCAAGCACTCGCTAGCGGAAATTGCTCGCCGCAAGCTGGGGCGCATCCTCGACAAAACCCTGCAAAAGCAGGATTGGATGAACGCCCAGCTCAATGACGAAGACATCGCCTACGCGATGGAAGACGTCAAAGTCACGTGGGAGCTGTCGCACCTGCTGCACGAGGAAATTGCGGCGCAGGGGCTTGGGGAGGTGTATCGGCTCGAATGCGCGCTCATCCCCGCAGTCGCCTCCATGGAGCACAACGGAATGCCTTTGGACTCGAATGCGATCAGTGAGACGATCGAGCACTATCAGGAGGAAGCGGCAGCGGCGAGGGTTTGCTTCCTTGAGACGTTGGATGGGCGGTTGCAGGATGCTGGGGCCCCAACTTTGCCGCGGGACGAGGACGGCTCCTACAACACCCGCGTTAAAGACTCGGGGTCGATTCGCTTGGGCACTAAGCGGTACGCCGGCTTCAACATCAACAGCGCCCAGCAGGTACTGGCCTGGTGGAAACACCTTGGAATTGAGCCGGTCGACGAAGCCAAAAAGCCCTCTACCGACAAGAAGGTGCTGGCCCGGTTTCAGTCAGACGAGCTGGTTCGGATGTTCCTGCATTACAAGCGCGTCGAAAAGCGCCTGGGGATGGCGCAAAAGCTGACTGAACACTGCGATCCCGATGGGCGGATCAGGGCGCGGTTTATGCCGCTCGCAACTGGCACTGGACGCTTCGCGTCCTCGTCGCCGAACCTCCAGCAGGTCCCCCGCGACCCTGAGTTTCGGTGCGCCTTCCGGCCGCCGGCAGGGCGGGTGCTGGTGCAGGCGGATTACGCGGCGATGGAGCTAAGGGTGGCCGCGGCTATCGCTAAAGAGCAGCGCATGATTGACGCCTTTAACGAGGGCGCGGACATTCACACCCGTACAGCGGCGCTGATGTATGGCGTCGAAGAGCGTGAAGTCACAAAGGACATGCGCCAGCGGGGTAAGGCACTGAGCTTTGGTGCCTTGTATGGCTCGGGCGCCAAGGGCGTTCAGCAGTATTGCGCCACGCTGGGGCTGTTCATTACGGCTAAAGAGGCGTTTGAGCTTTTGGCGCGGTGGCATGACGCGTACCCCGCTTTTGGCGAGTGGCACAAGGTCTGCGACAAACGCGCTGAGGCTGGAGAGCCGGTGCGGACGCTGATTGGTAGGCGGCGGTGGCTATACGGCGATGACAACCGCCTGACGACTCAAGCGAACAACATCGTGCAGGGCACCAGCGCCGACATCATGAAAGCGGCGCTTATCGAGATCCAGCGGCAGTTGCCAACTGGGGCACAGCTCATCGCTTGCGTCCATGACGAGGTGATCGTCGAGTGCGAAGACATTGACGGGGAGGCCGTGCTGGAGATCGTCTTGCGCGAGATGGAGGAGGCGGCCGTGCCCATCCTTGGCACGGGCATTCGCATCAGCGCCGAGGGCGGCGTGCTCCAGAGCTGGGGGGACAAGTAGCCGCCGGCGGCAAAAAAAAGGGAGCGCCGTGCGCTCCCCCCTAAAACCGTTTCAACCTTAGCACCTAGGCAACTTAGGGGCAACGGTGGAGCGGCCCCTGGAGCCTGACCTGCGCGAACTGGAGCTGAAGCGGCTACGTAGGGCCGTCGCTATGGCTACTGCGGGCGAATTGCATCGCGCTGCACAGTTCCTCGAATTCGCAAGGGAAGTAAGGCGCGGCAAACGCCAACAACGCTCTGCTAGCCGGAGCCATCAAATGATGCAAAAAGCGCATAGCGCTTGACGCAAAGTTCGGCGCCCGTGCTGTGCTTGCATACAACACACGCCACTTAGTAGTAATCACGTATCAGAGTCGTTAACGCCCATGGATGTTGAGCTACTCAGGGAACTCGTCATGTGCGCTGTGGCGCGGCAGCTCATATATGAAGCTGAATTCGGCTTACAGCCTGATCCGTCACCTCAATCCGCTGCACAAGCTGTAGGAACAATTGCCGAAGCTCCTCAGACCCCAGTTGTGACAGTGTCATTGGGCGACGAAGCGCCGCCAGCACCTGCGGGTCAACCGGCTCACGATTATGCAGATTCTGCAATTTCAGCCGTTTTGCCGTGATCGCCTCGTCAAGGTCAGGGTCGTTCAGGGCCTCAAGGCGCTCGATGGAGTCGCGTAACAGCTGGGCCTCGGGGGGTTCGACCGCGATCAAGGTGGCAAGGGATTCGGCGCGGTCGCGGATCGCCCCCAGCACGGCTTCGCGGATCACGCTCTCGTGAGTGCTCTTGTACTGCTGCGGGCAGCCAAAGTGGCGGCACAACAGCGCCGGAATTGTGCGGCCGCCGGCATAGGACAAATGGCGCCCGCAGCTCCCGCAACGGCATAGCCCAGTCAGCAACTTGGGCTTGATTGTTACGTTTTGCCCCCACATTCTCCGGTTGTCCTTTAGCGCTTGCTCAGCTCTGCTGTAGCACTCGCTAGTCATCAACGGCTGGTGCGTGTTCCACACCACACGAGCAAACTCCTGGTTGCGCGTGGAGAAATAGCCGAGACCGCCGCGTAGTACAGGGTTCTTTAGCCAGCCTCGCAGCGTTTTTGGGCTGTGGAGCGGGATGTCGCTTTCGCCCTCAGCCGCCCATCGGCGCAAGGCCCCTGATAGCCGCCACTTGCACTCGCTAAGGATGCGCAGCATCTTCTGGGCCCGTGGCCATTCGCGTGGGTCTGGCTCGTAGCCGCTCTTGTCCTCTTTAAGGCGGTAGCCCCATGGGGCGCGGCCGCGGATAGGGCGGCCCTTCAGCCGCAGCTGCTCCAGGTTGCTCTTGATTCGCATGGACAGCATCCGGCTCTCCATCTCCGCCATCGTCGTCATGAAGCGGCTCATGGCAAAGCCCTGGGGCGTCTCGGACTCGATCGTGCCCCCGTCGATGGCCGTCAGCGTCACCCCGCGCTTGGCGGCAAACGCGATGGCGGCGTCCGTGTCCGCTGCATCGCGCCCCAGACGGTCTATGCGGGTGATCACGACCTCTGAGACCTGGCGACGGTCGATCAGGTCCAGCAGCTCCATGTAGCCCGCCCTGTCGCTCTCACGGCCGCTCTGGACGTCTTGGATGATTCGCTCGACGCCAGCAGCCTCGATCCGGGCCCGCTGGCTTTCCAGCGCCGCTAGCTGCTCACCCGTTCCCGTCGAGACCCGGATGTAGCCCACACGCGGTAGAAGACCCATAAGACTCGCTCCCTACCTATTGCTATATCCGGTCTAACGTGGTCTTCTGAGCAGGTGCATTGGGGTACCCCGAACAACCGTGGCTCAAAATCCTCTCCAGGACTCGATCGTGAATTGCCAAGCGTGCTGTGCGCAAATTTCGGGGGCACTTGATCGGCTCTCGGATGCTGCCTACCTGCCTATGAACGCCGCGGAACTGGACACCATTACAGGGGCTGTCGTGGCCCTGTGCAAGGTGCTAGATGGCGCCGACGCCGTCATTCAGCTGGAAAACCAGCGCTGGGGGCTCTGATGGACCTCGTCAACCATCCCCCGCACTACCGCCAGGGCGCCGTGGAGTGCATTGATGCCATTCACGCCAGCCTCGGCGATGACGGCTTTTTGGCGTACTGCCAGGGCAACGCAACTAAGTACGTCTGGCGCTGGCGGCACAAGGGCGGTGTGGAGGATCTCCGCAAAGCCGCTTGGTACATCGCTGAGATGATCAAGGTCAACACCGCTCAGGAGGCCCAGTGACACTGCTGCTTGATGCCTGGCTCCGGTTCCGTGATGAACGAGCTGTAGCCCTCTGCGCCACCACGCTGTCGACTGATTACGCCCAAGTTGAGCGCTGGCTTGAGCGCTGTCCTGTGCAGGAGCTGGAGCTGGGGCGGGAGGTGTTGGCGTGGGTGCTGACGCAGGAGCCGCCCAAAGCGGCGCTGCGCGTTGGTATGTACGTCAAAAGCCTCTACCGCTGGGCCGCATCGCCGGACGTCGCGCTCCTAGCGGTCAACCCGGTGCAGTCGTTCCGATTCCCCAAAAAGCCGCAGCGAGACGAGGAGATTGTGGTGATCCCTAAAGCTGAGCTGGAGGTGGTGCTCGAAGCGCTACGCCAAACGCGGGAGGGCGCCGCGCAATGGGATCTCTGGGCCCAGTTCATGCTTCAGACCGGAATGCGCACCGGCGAAGTCCGGGCCCTCACAGCTGCTGATGTCTCCGGCGGTAAGGCGCTGGTGCATCGCAACTACACCCTGACCCACGGCATTAAAGACTCCACCAAGACCAACAAGAAGCGGTTCGTGCCCCTTAACGAGGTGGCGCGGGCAACTTTGGAGAAGACGGGAGCGCAGGACGGTTACTACTTCCCGTGGAATCGGCGCGCTTTTCAGTCGTTCTTTACGGAGCGTATGCAGAAACTGCATAGCGAGGGGCGCATTAGCAAGCGCTACCGGCCCTATGACTTGCGCCATACCGCCATCTCGGGCTGGTTAGAAGCGCAGGTGCCCGTCGCACAAGTGGCGTCCTGGGCAGGAAACACCGCTGAGGTCATCTGGAAGCACTACGCCAACGCCACGGAGTCCTACGAAATGCCCATTCTTTAAGCCGCACTGCGGCCCACTAGCCAATGCCTACCCAACCCAGTAACGACAACCCTTGTGACCCCGTTGCACAACAGCAACGGCAACGTGACCTAGACCGGCTGTACCGCGCTGCTGGGCGGGGGCGCAAAAAGCACCCGCTCTATGGCCTCTACACCGGCCTCTATCAGGAATGGATCCAAGCCAACAACGCCAACTGACACTCGCCACTCATGCCTGCTGAATTCGGGTCCTCGGCTATGGACCGCTATCTCAACGACATCGCCCGCTACCCGCTCATGAGCCCTGACGAAGAAATTCGCCTTGGCAAAATCGTCAGAGCCTCAATGGCGCTTAAAGCGGAGGGGCGGGAGTTGACCGCTGCAGAGCAGCGCGTTGTTCGCCGCGGCGATAAAGCAGTGCGGCGCTTTGTTGAGGCCAATCTCCGGCTCGTCGTTTACATCGCCAAGAGGTACGCGGCGCGTAAGCCCCATGCCATGGACATGCTCGATCTGGTGCAGGAAGGCGCTATCGGTTTGGTGCGGGCGGCGGAGATGTTTGACCCCGAACGCGGGTATAAGTTTTCGACATACTCGTTTTGGTGGTGCCGGCAAGCCATGAGCCGGGCCCTGCAGAATCAAGAGCGCATGATTCGGCGGCCCTGCACCGTCGCCGAATTGGCAGGCAAGCTCAACAAGGCGGCACAGCAAGAGACGCAACGGCTGGGGCGCAGTCCCTCGACGGCGGAATTGGCCGCAGCACTCAAGGTCAACGAGGAAGAGATTCGCACCCTCATGGAACGGGGCGGGACCGTGGCATCACTCGACGCCATGATCCACAACATGGAGGACAAGTCGCTCATCGAGACCATGGCGGACCCACGTTCCATGAACACCGAGGAGCAGGAGCTTGAGATGGATCTCCAAACTCGGATGCCGCTGGTGCTCTACACCATGGAACAGCTACCCGAGAAGGAGCGCGTCTTTATCCAGAAGCGGTTTGGCATTAACGGCTATGTGCCGCATACCTATCAGGAGATCGCGGTGACTAATGAGATCAGTCGGGAGCGGGTGCGGCAAGTCATTGACACCGGCTTGCGCAAAATCAGGTATCAAATGTCGAAGCAGGGGCAACTTCTAGATGAAGACCGTAAAGACGCAGGATCTGGCGCAGCAGCCACGGCACCCGCACCGAACCGTCGTCAGCAACCTGCACCTGCGCCGGCTTCGGTGTGGGGTCGTCTGGCGACAGCAGCATGATCAGCTCCAGTTCGGCGATCCGGGCCGTCGCCTTGCGCATGATTGACTGCTGCAAAAACGTTTGCTCCAACGTGGAGCAGGCAAGGTCGGCGACTTGCTCGGGATGTGTAGTGGCGTTTTCGCGGAGGACTCTCTTGCCATGCTCCAACTGAACAGCTGCAGCAATCGACAGCTCGGGAACCATCCACTCACCCCAGCTCATGAAGGGAACCTAGGAGGTCTGGCTAGGTTGCCTCTCGTGCCCGCACCGACGATTGAACGACTGATCGACGACGCTGGGCCGATTTGGCGAGTTACATACGCAGGGCACACGCGCTATCACCGCCAAGACTGGCAAGCCTGGACGTTCTACGAATGGGCACGGGCGCTATACGCCGTTGAGCAGCTGACGACGCCTCAATAATCCCACCGCAGGCGGGGTCGCGGATTGCCAGCTCTGATCCCTAGATGCACAAAGCCCTTGGGCGCTCCGTAGCCCAGTGAATACGGCCAGTTCTTGTCGCACCAATCTTGGACCGCTTGTACGGATACGCCGTCGATGTAGAAGTCGATGGCGCCGCATCCCGGCTTGAAGAGATGCTCCGAATCGCTGGCCCCATTCACAGCTTTGTTCACTGCTGGTGGCCGGTGCCCACTTGTGATGACGACTGGCTTGTTACCGAAATTTGCGCGGCATTTCTCAACGAAAACGCACAGTTCCGTGGCGATCTGACACTGACCCGCGTTTACAAACCGGCGCCGTTCTTCTTTGAGCGTCAATTCTCCGTATCGGATGTGCGGCGTCACAAGTGTCGAAAACGGCGACGACGGCGTAAAGCGGGGCGCTGATTGCTGCACAGCTGGGCCCGTGCCGAGAAAGGTGGCTACCTCGGCGGCGCGGCGGTTGGTGAGCCCCTGCATCTCACGCCCCGCCGCTTTGTTCCACTTGGGCAGCTCCTGCGGGATCACAACCTGCCCTGACTCTCCCGCCAGCAGTCGTTTGCGCAACGTCGACTCCTCGACAGCGCCTAGACCCACGTTGTAAGCCCATGAGATCAGCGCCGCCTGCTGCTTAGCGCCGTATTGCTCGGTGACGGGGATCAGCTTGTGCAAGGCGGTAGCCACGCGGATGATCTCGCTGCGCAGCAGCTCATCGGCTAACGCCTGCGAAATCTTGTCGCCCTGGCGAATGGGGGCCCCGTTCATTCGCGTGATGCCGTAGCCAATTGTCCACGGATCGCCGCCGGATCCGGGGTCGGGATAGGCAACCAAGCGGCATCCCTCCCACAACTTCACTAACGATTCGGCAGCAGCAAGGTAGATCGGGTCCGACTGTTTGCCGCTTTGGCTCCAGGCTTTGAACCATGGACGGTCCCGGCGCATCGCGACCTCATAGCCGTTTGCTTCGAGGTCCTCCTCTAGCTCGATTACCGCTGCATCTTGGTGTGGGAGTTGGCCCCACGGCTTCTTGTACCGGAACAGCTGCTCCAGCGTGATCGGCTTGTCGTTGGCCATTTCAGCGGCGAACCGGCTTTTGAGACGCAACTGCCTTCAGCACAGCAATCAACAGCTGGGCCCAGCCGTTGGCTTTGATGCGCCGCATAAACGGCAATGACTCACTAACCCCCAGCAACACCACAAGGACGCCGCAAAGGGCGACGAGCTGGTCTTGGGTCATACAACAAAGGCTTCTGGCCTAAGTTGCCTACGCCTAAAGCCGAGCCTCCAGCTTGGCGACGCGTTGCTCGACGTCTCCAAGCCGCGAGAACGTTTCCTTGCGGTCGGCGCGGAGGTCGACGTGTAGATCGTCGAGTCGATTGGCCACCGTATTGACGGCCTCGGTTAGCTTGATCACCGCCTCGCGGCCTTCGTTGTTGCGGCGGTTAGCTCCGCTAATGCCCATAAACGCAACCGAGATGGAAGCCCCGGTGATTGCCGCCAGAACTTCGATCACGGACGCCAAGAACCTTGCTATCGCTAGGTTGCCCTAAGTCCTAATACTCAGCTGCATCTCATTGCGGGGGCCGGTGCCTTCGCTCAACGTCACCGTCGTGATGTCGCTGTTGCCGAAGGTGGCTAGCAACGTAGTCGCCGCGCCCTCTAGATCGACGCCGGCCGTCCATGCCACCAGATACACCGACCACTCCTGCTGGGCCTTGTAGTTGGTGTACTGCCGCACTGGCAGTAGCGATGGCTGTGACACGATCACGACTTCGAGTCCTGTCACTGTGGTTCCGGGGGCGACGGCTTCCCCGCGGTCGCGAACCGCTACAGCCGGCGTCGTGCTGCCATTCGCCAAGGTGTACGTGCCGATCGCGGCGCCCAGCGCTGTTGTGATCGAGCTGCGCAGCGTCAGGACGTTCATGAGCCTAGTTTTCCTGCGCCGCAACCACCAATAAGCCCGTCTCCAGCCACGCAAAAGTGCGGCGGTCTGGGATCGTTACCGCATAGGTGGCAAGGGTGCGGTCGACGTCGCGTAACACCACACGGCCACTAATGGCATCGCCGACGGCGATCAATCCGGCGCGAATGTTCTTGCCCTCCCAGCTGGGGCAGACAATCCACACCATGCGGTCATCGGAGTGCAACGCCCGTACCGATGGGGGCCGCGAAGAGCCGTCGGCGCTGGCCAGCACTTTCTCCCATGCCGCTAGCAGGATTGGGGCATCTTTGCGCTCGGCGCGGAGCGCCAGCATCGTGGCCGCTACCGCCGGCGGCAGCACCTTGTCGTCGGCTTCGCGCTCGCGATACATCGCAAAGTCCAGCGCAGTGAACGGCTTAGTGCGCTTGGGGTCGCGGTTGATGTTGGCGTGAAGTGCCTGCAAGGCGGCGATGGGCAGCTCCTGCAATGAGGCGAGGTCGCGGCGGATCTTGTGGAGGTGGCGCCAAGCGGCCAGCACCACGACGCGTAGTTCGCGGTGAAAGCTGGGGCGGTCGAAGGTGCCTGGGTACGCGTGGCTTAGTTCCCAGAAAATCTCGCTCCAGGGCGTTTCTTGTCGGCCGGTTGCTCCGGCTGCGGCTTTTTTAGCTCGTCCTCAGTAGCCGGTGCCGTTGGCATGTTCTCGGCGTCCTGCTCGTCCTGCGCCAGCGCCCAGATGTCGTCGAACAACACCTGATCAAGGCTCTGGGTGTCGGCAAGGCTCCAGTTGGGTTGGTTGCAGCGGGAGCGGATTAGGGCCGTGACGGTGGCCTCGCGGTCGCGGCGCCCGGCTAACGCGAAGACGCGACCGACTTCGTCGATGCGTTCGGCGTGGCGAAGGCGGATGGCATCGGCGTCCGGCTCCAGCGTTCGACCGCCAATGGCGCTCTCGATGATCTGAAACGCCTCGGTCAGGCTTAGCGATTCCTCTTTGGCAATGGCGTCAGCAATCTGGGCGCCACGCACAAAGCTGCTTTGCTCGCCTGCCAGTAGTTCGGCAATGGTGGCCGACTCGCCCACTGTCAGGCCGCCCCTGACTTCCAGTTCCAGCACACCACAGCGGTAATTACCAACGCGGCGGGTTGTGGTCGCAGCAGGTGGAGTGATGAACGGCAGCATTAGCTGTTGACAATCTTTGCGATAACTCTAGCCGCACTGTCTTGCAGCAACTTGGCATAGCGGTTGGCTGCCGTCTGGATTTTGAGCTGCTGGCTCAAGCGGCGTGGATCTGGGGGTGGGGTGAGGGTCATGGCGTGAGGTCGGCAGTGGTAAAACCTAGGGCTAACGCTTGCTGTTGGCAGTATTTTGGTTCGCCCCAATCGGTTGTGACGCAGAAATATTGATCAGGCCCAGGACTGCCGCTGTCATTGGTTTGCACTCCGGCGACTGTTGGCATTGTTTGTGCATTATTTGCAAACGACAGCGTTATAAACGGTTTCCAGTAAGCAGCATCTGTTGGTGGCACACGAGGCGAAACGCCTTGATACCAATCATACGCAACTGGCATCGCTGTTTGCGCTTGATAAAACGGCACCTGAACCGCCATAGGGCTTAAATACAAATTAGAATAATCAGCAATGTAGTAAGCCAATGGTTTTTTTATTTTGCTCTGGTCTTGCGCGTAAGAAGCAACAAACCAAGAAAGCCACGAGCTATAATTGTTTGTGATTACTCCAGTCGCATCTGTTGAATCGAAATAATTCTGCCAGTTTGTGGTGGCGTTTGTTGCGCGAGAATACACTGCCGGCGCTCCAAACATTAAACCGCTGTTGTATGACAAAGATCCGCTTACGGTTGGCATAGCGTTTTGCCACCAACCGTTTAGCCACCAAAGCCGAGGCCCTCGGCCAGTACGGTTCCACGCCCCTTGAACAAAATTAAACGTAGTAACTGAGCCCCAATCATTCAGCAATGTATATGCCGGGTCAGGTGATGTTCTTTGCTCTAAAACTGTGCCAATGCCCGTGTACCGTCGCAAGGTTTTAGAGGTCTGTACAAGGCCAGGAAATTTATTGTCAAAATAGTCTTTTACCGTTTGCGGAGTGGTTATTTCTTTGACAGAGCTTTTTGAGACTAAAAAGCTTTTATATATAGTTGTTATCGGCGTTGCCTGATTCAAGCTGACAACGTAATTTGGAACGGGCGGTGTCGAAAACGTCCAGCAAGCTTTTTGATAGGCCAGTATAAACCGAAACGTAGCAACGAAAGCGCCTTTGCCGACTGGAAACAAATCAAACACTACATCATTTATTCCTGTGTCAAGCCTATATGTTTCATTGCTGGGCGGCAATGATGTGTTTTCGCCAGGGGTAAATCCAGCCGGCGCTTTAAGATCAGAGCTGTTTACAATACTGTGCCAATATGTGCCGTCGGTAGAGCTAATATGCAAGCTGCGTCCATTGTTTGTTCCTGTATATGTTGATTCGAGTGCTCTAACGATTGTGCCCGAAAAATCACTAGATATATTTGCGTACCAGTTATTTGAGCCGATAACAATCCAGCTCATGGTGACCGTTTCTTTGCCGCCAGAACGGAAGGCAGCGGGCCTTGGTTGTGTTAAGGCTTGCCGAGCGCCAATTCCGTACAGCAACGATCCATCAGATGCTCTGCCTTCGGCGGCTAGAGCTGCGCTGCGCTGTTGTTGCCCCTGCGCCTCAATCCGCTGTTGGCGTTCTTTCTCTAGTTGGGCCTGGCGAGCGGCTTGCTGCTGTTGTTTGGCTTTCTCAGGTAAGCCACCCGATCCAACCGTGACGTTGATCTGGGTGCTCATGCCTTAATCGTCGGTGACGAGCTGAATACGGTACGTCTGTGTCTGCCCGGCGGCCAGGGTGATGTTGGGGTCCTCGACGATCAGGCTGTGGATGTAGGTAGCGCCGTCGATGTAGCAGACGATGCGGTCGTAGCTGTAACCCGCGCCAGACGCCGTGAACGCTGCGTCCAACGCCGGGATCTCGTAGCGGGCATCCGTGGCGTCATAGGAGCCTGTGGCAATCACGCTGCTAAAGCGCACATAGCCGTTGCCGCTCTTCTCAACGCTTTGCCAGTTGGCAACCGTGCTCTCGGCTGTGTAGCCGCCGCTGGCGCCGACTGAGCAAAGCATGACCTTGAGCGTTTCGCCTTCGTAGGCCAGGTTGGCAACGCGGGCCAATTCTTTTTGGCTAATGGTGGTGGTAAGTGCCATGTTTATGCCACCGTCCAGGTAAAGATGCCGTTGGCGTTCCAGCTGAGCACAAAGTTGTTGCCACTGCTGACAGAGCGTGATCCTCCGAAGTCAATGAAGGCAACTGGTGGGTCGTTGGCGTCGGTGTCGTTGTAGAGCACGGCGGCCACTGCAGTAACTGTTCCGCCGCTGATTGCCCACGTCACGTCATCCGCGTCAAACTTGGCATCGTTGGTGGTGACCGTGGTTACGGTTACGTTGGCCAACGTAGCGCCGCCAGTGGTGTACCCGTTGCCGTTAGCCACCTCTGTGCCGCCGGTTGCCGCAAGGGTTGTGTTTGTGGCGTCAAAGGTTCCTGCCGAGAGCAGTTTGGCCTTGTAGGTATCCGTTGAGCTGTTGGCGCCCGAGGCGAAACGCTGCGCCGTGTGGTTGTAGAGCTGCAGGGTTGCCATCTAATAGGCTGTTATTACCTAGCTTGCCAAGGGCTGCCTAAAACGGCCCAGTGGGAGGGCTAAATGTCGTTGTGCCATAAACTGCATCGTTGTAGGTTACGCGGATTTCATCCACCCAAGTCGTGGTTACTACATAACCTCCTCCCGTGAAGTCACCTACTATATGAGTAAGCTCGTCAAAGTCAATATTTGCGCCTCCGTCAGGTTGCACCACTCCGTCAACGGCTAGATAGAAAATGCCGCTAATACGGTAGGCTGCTATATGCTGCCACTGATCGTAGGCAACATTGTAAATAATGGCCGCTGGTGCGCCTCCGGGGAAGTACAGGAAATAATAATTGTCGATGTAGTCAATGTCTACAGAGGCTAAATTGCCGAAGCTGTAAAGTGTTGAGTAAACGCTGCCTTCGGCCGAAGCCGGTGTGTAAACCCAGAACTCAATGCAAAAATCATCTAGCCCAAAAGCCGTCGGTACGTCATATGTAATCCAGTCACCCGAAGCGGTTTGAGGGCCGTCAAGATAAAGCGACGCCGTGCCAAACTTTTTGTTTGATGTATCTAGTGCTGCGGTGCCGTAAACAGTGGCTACGGCTGAGCCGGCAGTGCCAGATGAGCTGCTAATGCTGGTGCTCCCGTCTGTCCCGTCAAAGTTAAAGACGATGGAATTAAGCGGCTCCGGCAGAGACAGGGACGTAAGCGTAGTATTGGCAACGTCAAGATAAACAGTGTTTTCATCACCTGCATTAAGTAGCGTAATTCCGGTAACTGTGGTTTCAACAGCGTCAACCGAAATAGCCAAAGAGCCGGTTTCGTCAGACGCTAAAGCGTCTATCGTCACGGTTGCATTTGGCACCTCTATTGCGACCCCGAGCTTGAGCATGGTGCGGAGTCGCATGGCAGGCACCACGGTCAGCAGCGACAGGCTGTAGTCAAAC